GGCCAGCACCGAAACCAACCGAACTCAAGCGTGCATTGGGAAACCCAGGCAAGCGCAAACTGCCTGATGTGAGCAATGTAATCGCGCTTCCACGCATTGATGACAAGCCACCTGCACAGCTTTCAAAGGGTGCAAAGAAGTTGTGGGCAGACATTCGTGCGATGGCTCCGTGGATTGCAAACTCAGATGGCATCGCCTTGATTGAGTTATGCGAAAAGTTTGATCGCAAAACTCAACTTGTTGAAAAGTTGAAAGAAACAGATTATGTGCTTTTCACAGACAAAGGTTATGCGTACGCAAACCCACTTGTCGGAATGATCAGCACAACAGAGAATGAGATTTTGAAACTTCTGTCAGTCTTAGGTTTGACACCTTCTGATCGAAGCAAGTTGGGGGTTGCAGAAGTTAAGGTTCGCAGTAAGTTAGACGAACTACTTTCGCAAAAGCGCAATGTCTGAGAGTTCTTGGCCGCCACGATGGTTGACTGAAGTTCCAATCGAAGATCAACTTCGCGGAGACGGTGACTTGTACGCCGACTTTGCCGAAGCCGTTTGTCGAGTGACAAAAGATTCAGTCGCATCGCCAGCCGGCAAACTGCTATCGCTTCGCCCGTGGCAACGCGAACTTCTTCGTCACGCACTTGCTCGCCGTGAAGATGGAAGATTTCGTCATCGTACAGCTTTGGTGGGCATGGCACGCAAGAACGGCAAGAGCGCACTTGCAGCATCAATGGGTCTTGCAGGTTTGACCGTTGGTGGCAACGGTTCAGAAATTTATTCTTGTGCAGCAGACAGAGATCAGGCGCGAATTGTATTCGGCACCGCCAAGCGAATGATTGAGTTAGATCAAGAACTCTCATCAATGTTTACTCTCTACCGCGATGCAATCGAGTTCAAGGAAAAGGCATCTGTCTATCGGGTGCTATCGGCAGAGGCGTACACAAAAGAAGGTTTGAACCCTTCACCGCTTGTCATCTTTGACGAGGTTCACGCACAACCAAGTTGGGATTTGTGGAACACACTCTCACTTGCAGGTGGCGCACGAGCAGATTCATTGCTCTTTGGAATTACAACGGCAGGTGTGAAAACACAAGCCAATGGTCAAGACTCACTTTGCTACTCTCTCTACCAATACGGACAGAAGATCGTCAAAGAAGAAGTTCAAGACAAATCATTTTTCTTTGCATGGTGGGAACCAACAAAGCCTGAAGGCGATCACCGTGATCAAAACCTGTGGGCGCAAGCCAATCCCGGACTCGGTGACATCGTTGATTTAAGCGATTTTGAGAGCGCCGTATTGCGAACCCCTGAAGCTGAGTTTCGCACCAAGCGAATCAATTGTTTCGTCAGCACATCGGTTGCATGGTTGCCAACAGGTTCATGGGAAGCGATAGAAGATAAGACAAGAGTTCCAATACCTGGCGAAGAAGTTGTCCTTGCATTCGATGGTTCTTTCTCCAATGACTCAACTGCACTCGTGCAATGGTCACTTGGCGGAGACAAGCCACACTTGAGCGTTGTTGGGTTATGGGAAAAACCTGACGATGCAGAACAAGGGTGGCATGTACCAATTGCAGAAGTTGAACAGACGATCATCGGCCTTGCCCGTGATACTCGATTCGATGTGCGAGAGATTGTTTTCGACCCTGCCCGATGGAACCGAACCTTTATGGTTCTTGATGAAGAAGGACTCCCCGTTCTCGCCTACCCCAACAGCGCAGAACGAATGGTTCCTGCCACGCAAAAGTTCTTTGAAGGCGTTGTCAATCAATCATTCACTCATGACGGTGATGAACGGCTTGCACGCCACATCGCAAACTGTGTCACGAAACAATCATCACGAGGCGTGATGGTGGCAAAGGCAAGTTCTCGCCGCAAGGTGGATGCCGCCGTTGCTTCAATCTTTGGTTATGACAGAGCCACCCAACCTGCTCCACCAAAGCCACCCACCGCACGATACTTTTCGATTCAAGTCTAAGGAGAGCAATGAACTTCTTGAAGAAGATTGATTATGCACTCATCATTGAGGTCATCGGTGTCTCTTTGGTAACAAGTGGACTGTGGATGCTTTCAGTACCCGTTGCGCTCATTGCGCTCGGCGGATTTCTAGTATGGGCAACAGAGAAGGTTGACAAATGAGTTTGAGCAAGAGACTGCGCGGAGCAGGAGAGAAGCGAACCAACAACAGTCAATGGGTTGAACCGTTGATCCCTGGCCGCCCTGCATACATGGCACCTTCAGGAATTGATGTCAATGCCAACAGCGCAATCCGTATGTCAACAGTTTATGCTTGCGTGCGCCTTCTCGGTGACACAATCAGTTCGCTACCACTTGGCGCATATGTTCGCCGTGGTCGCGCTCGCATTTCTTACGCAGCAGCATATGGTGAAACTCCATATTGGGTGAATACTCCCAACCCTGAAACATCAAGAATTGAATTTTATGAGCAAGTGATTGCCTCACTTAACATCCACGGAAACGCTTTCATCTTGACCGTACGCGATGAGAACAACGAGGTTGTGGAACTTTATTGCCTCAACCCTGATGATGTCCGCATTCGCCGTCTACGCCCTAATGAACCCCTTGTGTACGAGGTGCAGACCCGTGATGAGGAAGGCGCATTCACACAAATTCTGACAAAGAATGAAATGCTGCACATCCCATTGTTTAGATTGCCCGGCTCGCACTATGGTCTCGGCCCAATCGCTGCTGCTCGTCTAACAATCGGCGCTGCTATGGCAGCAGATACTTACGCCGCTTCATACTTTGGCAATGCAGCCAACCCAGGCGGTGTGATTGAAGTTCCTGGCGAACTGACTGAAGATCAGGCACAAGATATTGGGCGCGATTGGAACATCACCCACACAGGCCCATATCGTGCAGGAAAGATCGGCGTGCTATCAGGCGGCGCTTCTTTCAAGCCATTGACTTTGAACGCACAAGATGCACAATTGTTGGATACACGCCGGTTCAATGTCGAGGACATTGCACGCTTGTTCCGCGTTCCGATCAGCCTCTTGGGTCATCCCGTTGCAGGTGCGATGTCATTTGCATCTGTTGAAGCACAGAATCTTTCCTTTGTTCAGCATTCCTTGCGCCCATTACTTGAGCGCCTTGAGCAAGCATTCAGCACTTTACTTCCTGAACCTGACGGATTCATCAAGTTCAACCTTGATGCACTCCTTCGTGGAACAACACTTGAGCGATATGAAGCCTATACAAAGGGCTTGCGTGAAGGTTTCTTGAGCCTGAACGATGTTCACGCAATGGAAGATATGGCACCAATTGCAGATGGTGACAACTATCGCGTGCCATTGCAGAACATTGATGCAGGTGATGCGAAGGATGTTGGTGTCAAGTTGCGTGCCGAGATCGTCACTCAACTTGTTCAAGTTGGTTACGACCCTGAAGAAGTCTTGGCAGCAATCGGATTGCCACCTATGGCACACACAGGCGTTCCTTCAAGTCAGTTGCAACCAATCGCACAGATTGACCCACTTGATCCTGCATCTGCTTATGATGTCCGCGAGGCACGAAATGAGCATCCACATATGGTTCTTCAAGTACCTGAACCAACTGTCAATGTTGCAGCTCCAAATGTCACGATTGAACCTGCGATGGTCATGCTTGATTCACCACAGGTCAATGTCGAGGCACCGAATGTCACCGTTGATGCTCCAACTGTCAATGTGACAAACACAATTGAGCGCACTCGTGTTCGCAAGAAGATTATTCGTGATGAGAATAACCTCATTGTTGAAGTCATTGAAGAGTTTGTTGAAGGGGATGAATAATGGCAACAGGTCTGAGTTCATATCTTGCAAACAAGTTTCTTGATGCAGTAGGCAATGCCACCGCGTATTCAGCAGCCAATGTGTATGTAAAACTTCACACAGGCGATCCTGGCGCAAATGGCACAGGCAATCCTGCAACAGAGACAACTCGTCAGTCAGTTTCATTTGGCGCAGCAACAGGCGGTGGACTCACCTCTGATGCAAATGTCTCATGGACAAACATTGCAGGTTCAGAGGATGCAACATTCTTCACCGCATGGGATAACGCAACAACAGGAAACTTCTTGTTCAGCGGTTCAATCACAGGCAACTCATACACGGCAGGTGACACCTTCACAATCCCAAGTGGGTCTCTGACAGTTTCTCTGACACTCGCGAGCTAACATGGCGCAGTTTGTCCTTGACACTTCGCAACTTGATGTTGATGTATTAGGGCCGATCACATTTGCAACTGCAAATGCAACTCTTGGTTCTATAAGTGCCACGGCAACTGCTCGCATTGACAACATTGTTTCGGCAACTGCACCACTTGGCGGTTTGTCTGCACAAGCAAACATTCCACAACCTGAAACTGCCGTTGTCGGATCGTTCGGAATGCCGAACTTTGTTCAGCCGAACTTTATATCTCCAACACCTGAACCAAAAATTCCAAATGTAATTCTTGCAGGTGCTTCTGCATCTTTGGGAGTTGTAAGAATTCAAGCAGTTTCGCAGATTGATTTTTCCGTACTCAATGACGATGCAGAAGTTCTGCTTCTGATTTAAGGATAAACATGCCATATTTCATCTCAGATAAACAAAGCGATTGTTTAGGATGGGCAACTGTCAAAGAAGAATCTGATGGTTCTTATACGACAATCGGGTGCCATGACAGCAAGCAAGATGCAATTGACCAAATGGTTGCAGTATCTATCTCAGAGGATATGGAACCGGGTGGAGAAATAAACACTCGCGCAGTTGATTTGAGCGTTCCTTCGTTCATTCGTGAAAATGCTCAACGAGGTCTTAAATACCTTGAAGAAGGTTTTGGGGGAGATGGTCTGACCGATGCCACCAAGCGTGAAGCACGCGAGATGGCGGCAGGAAGAATCACCGAAAACAAAGTTCGCAAGATGGCACCCTGGTTCGCTCGCCATCAAGTAGATGGACAAGCACCAAAAAACAGCGATCCTTCAAACTCAGAATATCCCGGCGCAGGTCTTGTTGCTTGGTTGTTGTGGGGTGGAGATTCCAACTTTTCTGACAGGGCGCAAAATTGGGCGCAACGCAAGATTGATGCGCTCGATGCCGAATCCGATTCAAGGAGCAAAATGAAAAAAATTGAACGCCGTACTTTCACCGTGCGCGATGTTGAAGCACGGCAAGCCGAAGATGGCACAATGCGCCTTTCAGGGTATGCCGCCGTCTTTAACGACTCAAGCGTTCCACTTCCTTTCAAGGAAAGCATCGCACCGGGAGCATTCCGGAAGACTTTAATGGAAACACCTGATGTTCGATTACTCATAAACCACGAAGGATTGCCTATCGCCCGGACAAAGAATGGCACCTTGACTCTTACTGAAGATGATCGTGGTCTGTATATGGATGCAGAGATTGCAGATACATCAATCGGCCGCGACCTTTACAAGTTAGTTGAGCGCGGAGATGTTGACCAAATGTCTTTTGCTTTCCGTGTGATTCGTCAGAAGTGGTCAGAGGATAGAAGTCGCCGTGTTCTCACAGAAGTTTCACTTGCAGATGGCGATGTATCAGTCGTCACATATCCTGCTTATCCAACAACAAGTGTTGAGGCACGAGAGGCATTGAAGAGTGCCGTGTCTGCAATCAAAGAAGGTCGTGAAGTCACAGGCGAATCTTTGATAGTTTTGAAAACAATTTTTGATGACTTGAGTGAAGGTCACGAATACATCATGCGTGCCGTTGAAATGATGGCAATGCTCACAGGTGCCGAAGGTGAAATTGAAGAAGAAGATTCACGCGAGAATGTTGGCGATTTCGTTGAATGGGATTCAAGTGGCGGAGTTGCAAAAGGTCGCATTGAACACATCATGGAAGAAGGCGTTCTTGGTATTCCTGGAACAGAATTCAGCATCACCGCCGAAGAGGGCGATCCTGCCGTCTTGATTCGAGTGTATGAAGAATTTCGTGATGGATACCGACCAACAGAAACTTTGGTCGGACACAAGATGTCTGAACTTCGTTACATTGAGGAATTACCTGAAGCAACCGAAGAAGAAGGTCGGAAGATTTCTCTTCGCTTAGCACAAGCGATTGTCAATCGCACAAAATAAGTTTCTGTCAGCAATCTGACAGATCGAAGTCGGAGCGAGACTCACACCCTGAAAGCGCCGTGAGAAGCATCGCCACCACCTCACTTCCAAAACAACAAACTCACAAGGAGACCAAATGTCATACTTTGACAAAGTAGTTGAGCGCCGTGATGCAGTAAAGGCAGAAATGGATGCAGTTCTAGAAGCAGTTGCTTCAGAAGATCGCACCGACCTTACTGTTGAGGAAACCGAGAAGGTTGATGCTCTCGTAGAAGAGGCACGCTCACTAGATACAAAGATCGAAAAGCTGAAGGCACAAGCAGATGCAGATGCAAAGGCATCTGAGATTCGCTCTTCAGTTGCATCAGTTGCAACACCACGAGTTGGTGGAACAACAGTTACACGCGAATCACGCACATACTCAGAGCGTTCAGATTCTTCATTCTTCAAGGATGCATACAACGCACAATTCAAGTCAGACTTCACAGCACAGGATCGTCTTGCTCGCCACATGCGCGAAGAAGAGATTGAGCGCCGCGATGTTGGAACTGCACAGTTTGAAGGTCTTGTAATTCCGCAGTATTTAATTAATCTAGCAGCCCCGTTAGCCCGGGCCGGAAGACCATTTGCGGATTTTGCAACAAACAAGATGACACTTCCGCCAAGTGGAATGACCCTGAATATTTCTCGCATGACCACCGGAAGTTCAACGGCTGTACAAGTTACACAGAACGATGCAGTATCAGAGACAGATGTTGACGATACATTGCTAACCGTGAATGTTCGTACAATTGCCGGACAGCAAGACCTATCTCGCCAGGCGATTGAGCGTGGAACAGGTATTGATGTTTTCGTTGCAGCAGACTTGATCAAGTCATGGCACACAACACTTGATGCTCAGATTCTTAACGGTGCAGGAACAGCCGGCACAATCAAGGGTCTCCGTGCATCAGGCGGAAACGCAATCACATTCACATCAACAGCACCAACAGTTGGTCTTTTGTATCCAAAGCTCGCAGATGCGATCCAACAGATTCAGACAAACTCATTCACAAACCCAACACACTTCATCATGCACCCACGCCGCCTTGCATTCTTGCTTGCAGCAGTTGACAGCACAAACCGCCCATTGGTTGTGCCAGCCGCTAACGGCCCAATGAACGCATCAGGTGTTGGAGCAGGCCCTTCTTCATACGGAAACTCCGGCTATCAGATGATGGGTCTCCCAATCATTACTGATGCAAACATCGGAACAACTTATGGAACAACAACAAATCAGGATGAAATCTATGTTGTCAACGCAGGTGAATCTCACCTTTGGGAACAACCAGGATCACCATTCACACTTCGTTA